AATATTCTACATTGATGTAGGTAATCTACCAAAACAAAAAGCGGAACAATACCTTCGTGAGGTTATGAGTCGCTATAGAAACAAATTAGTTTACAATGCTGATACAGGAGAAATTAGAGATGACAGAAAATTTATGTCGATGCTCGAAGACTTCTGGTTGCCCAGAAGAGAAGGAGGACGAGGTACTGAGATCACTACGCTCCCAGGTGGACAAAATCTTGGAGAACTTGAGGATGTCAAATACTTCCAAAAGAAACTCTATCGTGCATTGAATGTACCAGAGTCTAGATTAGAGTCTGATTCCACATTTAATTTAGGTCGTGCTGCTGAGATTACACGTGACGAAGTTAAATTTCAAAAGTTTGTTACACGTCTCCGCAAGAAGTTCTCAGAACTTTTCCACGATTTACTAAAAACTCAATTAGTTCTTAAAGGTATTATCTCCATTGAAGAGTGGGATGATATGTCAGAACACATACAGTATGATTTCGTTGCTGATAATTACTTCAGTGAACTAAAAGATCAAGAAATTCTTAACGAAAGATTGAATCTTGTTAATGTTATGGATCCTTTTGCGGGTCGTTACTTCTCTGTTGAGCACATACGTCGCAAGATCTTACGTCAGTCTGACAGTGAGATTAAGGAGATTGATAAGGCAATCAAAAAAGAAATCGCAAGTGGTCAACTTCCAGACCCTGCTTCAATCGATCCTGTTACTGGTGAACCCATTGCAGGTGGTGGAATGGAGCAACCAATGGAAGAACCTACTGAGGATATTACCTCAACAGGTGTCGAGGCAGTCGCTCCGCAAGACTATAAACGCGGAGAATTCTAAATAGTATTAATTGAGGAATTAATTATGCCTAGCATTGGAGCTATGGAAATCGTCAATAAACTTTTTTCTGGATCAAAAGATGTCAGTACAGAAGTTAATGACGCGATGAATACAATGACTGTTGCTGCTTTAGAAAAGCAAAAAACAGAAATTGCTAAAAACTTTCTGAACGAACCAGAGGAAACACCTAATGAAACTGATAACGGAGAAGGTTGAAGATGTAAAAGTTCTTACTGAAGAAAAAAATGGTAAGAAAAGACTTTACATCGAGGGAACTTTTTTACAAGGAGAGATCAAAAACCGTAACGGAAGAATGTATCCATTGAGTACACTTGAACGCGAAGTGTCTAAATATAATGAGCAGTACATAAAAAGCGGTCGCTCTTTGGGTGAATTAGGTCATCCAGATGGTCCTACTGTAAATTTAGATCGTGCATCACACTTGATTACTTCTTTAGTGCAGGAAGGCAATAACTTTAGAGGTCGTGCTCGTATTCTCGACACACCAATGGGTAACATTGCTAAGAACTTGCTTGATGAGGGAGTCAAACTTGGAGTTTCTTCACGTGGTATTGGATCACTTAAGGAAACTAATGGTTGCAAAATAGTCGCTGATGACTATATGCTTGCTACAGCAGCAGACATCGTTGCCGATCCTTCCGCACCAGACGCTTTTGTCAATGGTATTATGGAAGGAAAAGAATGGGTTTGGACAAATGGCATCATAAAAGAGTCAGAGATTGCCAACATTAAGCGTGGGTTAGACAATGCCCCCAACTTTAAAGTACTAGAAGAAAGGAAACTTTCCGCGTTTTCATCGTTTCTAGGAACTTTATAATTATAAATAATTGTTAGAAAACTGTATTAAAGTTAACAAGGAGACACAAATGTCCGCAGATGAAAAAGTTATGACACCCGAAGATTCTAAGCAGGAAGTCACCGAAGCAAAATTTGACGGTGCTGTATCTGATCAGTCTACTTTAGGTGCAGTTCAAGATCTTGGAGGTCCTACTCCAATGAACTCGAAACCTGATGATGAGTCAAACAAACTCAAGACTGGTGGTGGTCCAACAGCGACTGCTCCAAAAACAAAACCTTCTGATGCTAGTCCTCAGAAGCACGAGTCTGTTGAAGCAGAAAACGCAGAAGGCGAAGGTCTAATTGAAATAGACTTATCCGCTGATGTAGCAGCACTCACAGAAGGTGAAGAACTTTCCGAAGAATTCAAAGCAAAAGCAACTACTATTTTTGAAGCAGCAGTTGTTTCTCGTTTGAATGAAGAAGTAGCAAAGATCCACGAGGATTATGCTACTACTATGTCTGAGGAAGTCGAAAAAGTTAAGACAGAACTTGCTGAAAAGGTAGATGAGTATCTTACCTATGCTACTCAGCAATGGATCGACAGCAACCAACTCGAAGTTGAGAATGGTCTCAAAGCAGAGATCGCAGAGTCAGTTGTTTCTGGTCTTAAAAAAGTTTTTGTTGAGAACCACATTGAGGTTCCCGACGAAAAAGCAGATGTTGTTGACGCAATGACTGCTGAATTAGATAATATGGAGACAAAACTCAACGAGCAAATTGAAGCTAACGTTGAACTTACTAAAATAGTAGGTACCTTTACAAGAGATGGGATCGTGAACGAGGTAGCAGAGGGACTTGCTTCTACTGAAAAGGAGAAGTTATCCAAACTTGCCGAGGGTGTTGAGTTTAAAGATGAAGAGTCATTCCGCAATAAGGTGGCAACTCTTAAAGAGAGTTACTATCCTAGCAAACCTGCTACACCAGTAGCAGACACGATTGCAGAGGATGCAAAACCTGTTGTGGATTCAGATATGACTGAAAGTATGACACGCTACGTGGATGCTTTACGTCGTTGGACTAAGTGAATTCAACCCTAAAAATCAATTAAAAACACATTTTTTCCTGGAGGGAAAAACAAGCAAATGTTTAATTCTGAACAGTTGCAGGAAAAGTGGAACCCTATTCTTGATTGTGATGGTATCGATGGTATCAAAGACAATTATAGAAAGGCAGTTACCGCTGTACTGCTAGAAAACCAAGAGAAATTCCTACGCGAAGAAGCAGGAATTCTAACTGAAGCATCACCAACTAACTCTACTGGATCCACTTCTGGAGCAGCAGGTTTTAGTGCAGGTGCTACAGCAACTGGTCCTGTTGCAGGTTTCGACCCAGTTCTAATCTCATTGATTAGACGTTCAATGCCTAAGTTAATCGCTTATGACATTGCGGGTGTACAACCTATGACTGGTCCTACAGGACTCATCTTTGCGATGAGATCAAGATACGGAACTAACCGTGCATCTGGTTCTGAAGCGTTCTTTAACGAAGCAGACTCACAGTTCTCTGGAACTGACGCAGCACAGACTTCTGGTTTCGGATCACAAGGATCTGCACAAGCAGGTTCAAACCCAGGTCTACTTAACGACTCTGGTACATTTACAAACGGTACAGGAATGAGAACCGATGAGTCTGAGACTCTAGGTACTGGTTCTAATGCCTTCGCTGAAATGAACTTCAGTATTGAGAAAGTTACTGTGACTGCTAAGTCCAGAGCACTCAAGGCAGAGTACAGTTTAGAACTAGCACAGGATCTTAAAGCAGTTCACGGTTTAGACGCTGAGTCTGAATTGGCAAACATCCTATCAACTGAAGTCCTTGCTGAAATCAACAGGGAAGTTGTTAGAACTGTTTACAAGATTGCAAGACCTGGTGCACAGAACAACACTGCTACCGCAGGTATCTTCGACTTAGACGTTGACTCCAATGGTAGATGGTCTGTTGAGAAGTTCAAAGGACTTCTATTCCAGATCGAAAGAGATATGAATGCGATCGGGCACGAAACTCGTCGTGGAAAAGGGAACATAATCATATGTTCTGCTGACGTTGCTTCAGCACTTTCTATGGCAGGTGTACTTGATTACACTCCTGCTCTACAAGGTAACAGTAACCTACTTCCAGATGATAATTCCTCAACACTTGCAGGAACATTAAACGGAAGAATCAAGGTTTATGTTGACCCATATTCAGCAAACGTAAGTGACAGACACTTCTACGTTGCAGGATACAAAGGATCTTCTGCATATGATGCAGGATTATTCTACTGTCCATATGTTCCTCTACAAATGGTAAGAGCAGTTGGTCAGGATACCTTCCAACCAAAAATTGGATTTAAGACAAGATACGGTCTTGTTGCAAACCCATTTGCTGAAGGTACAACTCAAGGAGAGGGAGCACTTACTGCTAACGCTAACCGTTACTACAGAAGAGTTCTTGTTGACAACCTTATGTAAGCGAGATGCTTATATATTTTCAAAGAGATCCTACGGGATCTCTTTTTTTTGTGCATAAATATAATTGGAAACACTAATATAATCAATGTCTTTTCCAACGCAAATAAGCAATAGGAATTTCCTCAGTCCAGGTGGTTTCCGTTTTACCTTAGCGAAGTATCCGAAGGTTGCATACTTTTGTCAATCTGCAAATATACCTGCTATATCAGTTGGTGAATTAACACAACCAACACCTTTCAGACCTATACCGTTTGAAGGTGTACTATCATATCAAGCATTATCATTAAGATTTTTAGTTGATGAAAATCTTGAAAACTATCTAATCATTCATAACTGGATGCGTGGACTAGGTGTACCTGAGAAGTTTCAAGAAAGGCAGGACTTAATTAATTCTTCTCCCAATAATAGAACCTCTGGTATTGGTGAAAAGGAATTTGCTGATGGAACACTTACTGTATTGAATAGTAATTTTCAACCAAAATTCAATGTAGTATTTAAAGATATGTTCCCAATCTCTTTGAACACACTAGAGTTTGATGCTGCTGTATCTGACACCGATTACTTTAATTCTGTGGTAGAATTTAACTATCTACAATACGAAATCCAATCACTAGAAGGACAACGTTTGACAACATTAAAATAAAATATGGACCCACTTGAAATGATTAAGCAGTCTTGGGCAGGAGACTGTATTTTTGATGAAGACAAATTAGACTCAGAGTCATTAAAGATACCGTCTCTGCACGCAAAGTATCAAGACTTTTGGTCAAAATATTCTCTGATATTAGAAGACAATAAGAAAAAACTTAGCATCTTAAAAAGAGATAAGTATCTTTTTT